GTATCCCCGGCGTGATCGTGGACACGGGCGACCTTCCCGGGGCGCTCCAAAGGGCCAACAGCCACGCCACCAGGACCACTACGGGCTGTATCCGCCGTTGTTCCTTCTGTGGTATCGGGCAACGCAAGATCGAAGGGGACTTTGAAGAGTTGAAGGATTGGCCTGACCTCCCTATCGTCTGTGATAACAACCTCCTTGCCTCTTCAATGCGCCACTTTCATCGGGTGATAGACCGGCTCTTGAAGTGGGATGGGGTGGACTTCAACCAAGGACTTGACGCCCGACTCCTAACCCCGAAACACGCGAAGCGGTTGGCCGAGATATCCAAGGCCATCATACGCCTTGCCTTGGATGCCGACTGTATGCGGGGGCCATGGGAGAAGGCTTTCGGGATCCTGAGAGAGGCTGGTATCGCCAAGGCGAGGATCAGAACCTACGTGCTTATTGCTGCAACGGACGGCCCGGAAGAGGGGTGGGGGCGGTGCGAGTTTGTAGAGGACCGATGCCACGCTTCCGTTCTGCCCCAATGGTTTCATTCACTGAAGGCGTTGGAGCATAACGTGGTGACGGAAGACCAGGAAAATCTCGGATGGACCGACGCACAGCGCAAGGCGATCATGGGGTATTACTACAAGCACAGGGGAGAGGTGCCGAAGTTCACATAATGGAACCAATGGAGGGGGCCATGGAACGGGAAGCACTGAAGCAGAAGTTGGCGGACCTCTACAATTGCGGGGTCAGCGAATCGACGAAAGACAGCGACCAAATAGACGCCGAGATCCTCGCGGTCTTCGACGCCCTGGGGGCAGAGGTGGCCCGTCTACAGGGGATCATAGACAACCCCTCGACCACGCACGGCGCGAACGAGGTGCTTTAACTTGTTTAGATTTGGAGGGGACAATGGACCCCGTAAAGATCATTAAGGCGATTCCTACAACGTGGCTTGATCCGATTCTGACCGGCCCTGACAAGGTGGTGGGCGATCCGCCGTACACATGCCAGGACGTAGAGAACATCCTTCGAGCCTTGCGGGATCGAATCACCGATCTATTGGCAGAATCTTAGAAGTAGGAGATTAGGATGGACTCGTTAGAGCAAGAAATCAGAGAGATCTGTGCGCTGTCCTTTGGGGAGGAGCGCGTTAGGGCAATACGGGACGCCATAGAAAGATACCTGTCCTGTGATTGCGGACGATCCCTCGGGAGAGGGGTATGCCATGTGTGCGATCGGGACATTTGAGCGAAGGAGTAAGAATGAAACTCGTGAAGATCATTTACAGACACACCCCAGGCGAAGCGATTGCCGAGACGTTCTTCAGTGACGAGCCCGATTGGGAAGACTCCGACTTCGAAAGAGTGTTCCGGCAGTACCATCCCAAGGGTGTAATCGAAAGCATGACGCGAGGGGTTAAGCCGGTGGACAACGAACACCACTGTGCCTAAAAGTTGAGTTGATAAGCGAGGTAGCAGATGAAACGTAGATACGAGGATTGCAGTTGCACCATTGGGTGTGATTGGTGTCGAGGGTGGCCCGAAATCAAGATCGGGCGGTTCACACCCAACGGGCGGAAGATCCACTCCGTGGAAGAGACGCGGGAGATGAATTTCCCGTATCCTCCAGAGGATGAGGACCAAAATCCAATCAGCAAGTGAAAGGAACTGCCATGATTCTACCAGGCCAGAAGGTAACGGTAGTAATTTGGCCGGAATACCAGGAGTGTTTGGATTGTCCCAATCACAGACAAGCCGAAACAATAGAAGGCGATTTGGATTTTGCAATCTGCATCAAGGCTGACGAGGAGAAATGCCCAGCAGAACCGGTTTTCGATCGATATGTGGAGTCTATCCGAAGAGGGATTGTCGAGAGGAACTGAACTGGACTTATAACCTTGAGTGTCGCGACAGAAGAAAGGGACAGATGGATGCAATGCAAGTGCGAAGATTGGGCCGAGAACATGCCCAAGGTGAACGCCCCGATCATGCTGCAAGCCCTTCGTGGCGGGACGACGGGGTACGACGGCAAGCCATTTAAATACTGCCCATGGTGCGGCAAACTGCTTAGGGAGGAGCCATGAACGTAGACGATCTCAAGGCCGACGCGGAAAAGACGCTGAAATGCGGGAGCTGGACCGGGATCGACCCACGCCGGGTGCTTGAACTGATCAAGGATGTTGACGCCTTACGCAAAGAGAGCCACAGACTGAAGGAGGAGCAATGGGCGGCAAAAGACTGCGAGGAAACGAAAAGCAAAAGGCGTGGCGCAGGTTCCTACGGTACGTCCCGACGGCAGAGATAGCGGACGAACTCGGAAGGGATCACGCTACCATTGAACGGATAGCCAAGGAAGAGGGCTGGCATGACAAGCGTGATGAGGTGCGGGAGAAGACGCTTGAGAAGTCGGGGGAAACAGAGGCGGCAAAGATCGCAGAGGAGATTGATCTAATCTGCGACATGGAAGGCAAGATCCGTGCAGCGTTAGACGCCAAAGACATCGGAGAGTCAAAGGCTGACAAGCTCTTGAAGGAACTCAGGGAGTGGATCAAACTCAGGCACCAACTCATGGGGATAGGGGAGAAGCCCGCCCAAACGAACATACTCATCCAGAACAACATGCAGGGGCTGACTGAGGTGGAACTGAGGGCACTGATTGTCGAGGAGAAGGATGACACCGGAACAACGGAAAGCGATTAGTGACGCGGCGCTTGTGGAGTTGGCCCGCCGTGACCCTCTGGAGTTCGCCCGTCAATCCCTTTGGATACGGGATGAGCACGGGAAGACGATCAGGTTGTTCCCGAACCGGAACCAAGTGCAGCACTACCGGACCAAACAGCAAGCGAGGTTGGACGGGAAGCCAAGGCGGTTTCTTGTCTTGAAGGCTCGTCGCATGGGGTTTACTACGTGGGAGCAGGCAGAATCCTTTCACCTCGTGACCACCCAAGAGGGGCAGAAGGCCGTCACTCTTGCGCACACGGCCCCGGCAACGGAACAGATCTTCCAGATAGCGATACACTATTACAACTCACTGAAGAACCCCCCGCGCAAGGCCCCGGGGATCAAGCGGGAAATGAGCTTCCCCGACCTCGGGGGATCGTTCTATATCGGAACGGCAGGCGCTACGGGATTGGGTCGAGGGGACACACTCCAGAAGGTTCACGGGTCGGAATGTGCTTATTGGACAGGGAAGCCGGAAGAGACGGAGACGCTTATCGCGGGGTTGTGCGAAGCGACCAGGGCCGGGGAAGTGGTCTTGGAGAGTACTGCAAACGGGATGGGGAATTGGTTCCATCAGACATGGCAGAACGCAGTCAACGGGGAGAACGAATGGACGCCGCTTTTCTATCCATGGTTTGAAGACCCGGAGAACGTGTTGCCTTTCGAAGATGGGGAGCCTTTCGTTTACTCGGATGAAGAGGACCAGATTGCCCGCGTGTACAATCTATCCCCTGAGCAGATGAAATGGCGCAGAGAGAAGAAGAAAGCAAGAGGAAAGTTGTTCCCTCAAGAATACCCTGATAACCCCTTGGAGGCGTTTCTGGCCAGTGGCACAATCTTCTTTGACCCGGAGATAATCAAGGCGCTGTTCCGAGTATGTGGGGAGCCTCAATCGCTCATGAGCGCACCCCCAAAGATTCGAGACGGGTTGACGCTTTGGTATCCCCCGGAGGAGGGGGGCGAGTATGTCATTGGTGCAGACGTTTCCGAAGGGGTGGGGGGGAACTATTCCTGTGCGGCGGTGATGGACCGCAGGGGGAGGCAGTGTGCTACCATTCGGTCGAATTGGTGGAGGCCGGAAGAGTTTGCCAAGCGCACGGCTACACTGGGGGAGTGGTACAATATGGCGTTGATCGCCCCGGAGTCGAACAACCACGGGCATTCAATGCTCAACTCTCTGAGAAACACCCATCGGTATCCATGCCTGTATCAGCACAGAGACTATGACAAGCGACTGAATACCCAAAGAAAACTGGGATGGCAGACCACCCCCAAGACCAGACCCATCCTTCTGGATGACATCGCAGAGGCAACCCACGGGGAGCACATGCAGGTGAATGATCCGGTATTCCTGGGGGAGTGCTTGACCCTTGCCGACGACGGGACGGGGAAGTACAAAGCTCGGGATGGGTGCCATGACGATACCATTTTCGCATGGGGAATTGCTTGGCAGGTTCGGGGTTCCGCAGGGTTGAAACCTGGAAGCGGGACGGTATCAGACCTGCTTCGGAAGGGGCATGAAAAGGCGGGTCATACCGCGTGCGAATGGTGCGGGGGGCTGGGATATGATGAAAAGATAGGGGCTTGTCATCTTTGCTCTTGCAAGGCTGACGGCAAAAAGGTTACAATCATTAACCACCATGACCCGACCTGGAGAAAACTTCAATGAGGAGGCCCAATGAAACGCTTTCGTTGCCCATCGTGTGGCAAGAGGTTCAAGAGTGCCGCCAAACAAAAAAGGTTTGCGTTGCCCAAGTTGCCCGAGTGCCCTAAATGCGGGGACTACGCGGGGGACGACGATGAGGTTCAGAGGCGCAGGCCCGTTGCGTGGGTGTGGAGGAAGTCTGCGTCTGCGGTGCGGGGCTGTCTCCGTAAGGCGAGATGGTGTGCCCTTCAACCCTTCCGCCCTTGGTTGAGCGCGATAGGGTGGCTGAGCGGGTGGGGGAAGAGGACGGCAGAAGCGAGCACGGGGGCCTTGGAAGCATATACCGAACATATGGCCGCTTATGCCAAACTGCGGGAATATGTTGGGAAGTTCCCCGTCAAGGGTTTCGAGACGGCCACCGATTCTATGGCCCTATATCGTGGGTGGGCGGCAGACCGTGGGGACCACATAGACGAGACCAAGGTTGGGCAGGTCATGCGCCGATTGCAGGAACGCATCAATAGAGAGGGCGGGTTCCTCTTGGAGGGGAAGGAAAGCGAAGCGGTATATTCTTCGCTCTTGCAGGAAGATCCGCCAGAACCCATGCCCACCCCAAAGCGGCTTGACTTCAACATTCACCCATGGCCATCAATTCAGACAGAGGCGAAAGCCCCATGTCCGAAGTGTGGCAAGAAGCCGATGGTCTTGGAGAAGATTGAATACGCCCCCCCGCCCGACACAACCAAAACGCGCCACTACCGTTGCTCATGCGGCGTGTCGGCCACGACGCTACAATGTGGGGATGGGCATGAACAGGTTGAAGAATGGGAGTGGGATCGTTGGGCCGCGCATAGTGGCGGGGTTGCCGAATATAACGGCGAACAATGGAAGTTCCATGATCCTATCAGGGTGGAGACTGACAGTGGGCATATGGAGGTCCGGCCCCGATTCAACGAGCCCAACCCGCCCCACTTCGGCATAGAGGACAAGCCATGGCGTCCCAAGGTGGGGGAGTGGGTGTGGGGCGAAAAAAATACCGGTGGAGTTGCGCAACCGGGTAGGGTTTTGAATGCGAAGGCTCTCGGCTATAAGGGTTGTTATAAATGCGAATGGGCAGATGGAACGACCGCCAATTGCGATGCCTTCGCAGGGCAACTATGCCGCCCCCTCGCCCTCTCAGAAGTGGAGACGGCGGAACAGGCCAAGCAGTTCATCGGGCGGGAATGTGTTTTCAGCCTTTCCCCAGGGGGAGGCGGCCCAGCTCCCAGAAAGGGGACAATCGGTGGGGGGTGGAGCAAAGATCCCATTGGTAGTCCACGAGTGAATGTGAACGCCCCCGGCGGCATGGCATATTGGGTGCCCGTGTCGCTAATATCCCTTGAGGAAGCATGATACCCCTACTTGGTTGGATCTCTGCGCTTCTGCTCACATTCTGTGGTGTACCGCTCTGTCTGCGGATCTACCTTCAGAAGAAGGTCACTAACGTCTCTTGGCTATTCGTGCTCATGTGGTTTGGGGGCGAGGCCACGGGGTTCATCTACGTAATACATGCGGCCCCAACGCTGCCTTTGCTCGCAAATTACCTTTTCAATCTTGGATTGACGGTATGCCTTGCAGTTCTTCTTTTGATCTACGGGGAGCGATGCGAATAGCAATGGTCATTCATGCCGTCGCAATGTTGGTAGGGCTAGTGGCCGTATGGATAGGGGCTGAGCGCCCAGAGTGTTGGCTATCGGTCATCGTGGTCAACGGGGTGTTCCTGAGATGCAGCCAGCACGCAATGGATGGGAAGAAATGAGCGATCTGAAAGCATTCTTGCTGTCACTTTCATGGAAGGCACTGAATCAGGGGATCATTGACGGCAGGATGCCGCTATCGTGGTGGTATGACAAGCGAGAGATGGAGGAAGCATGACGCTTGACAACATACTCACGGAGATCGAGGCAACGATAGCAAGCGATGTCGGCAAGCACGAGATACTTGTGTGCTCCGTAAGCCGCCTTTCGCGCATCATCGCGGCCCTGCGGAAGAGAACCAAGATGCTGGAGGATTTTGCAGAAGGTGACTGCGGCTATGGATATGGGGGCGGGTGCCCGAAGACCCCCATTCGTCACGGCAGATGCGGCCCATGTCGGGCCCGCGAAGCCCTGGAGGAAGCATGACTTGTATCGTGGGATATCGGGATGAGTCGGGGATTTGGATGGGTGGGGATAGCGCTGGGGTGGCGGGTTGGGAGATGGACGTGCGCACCGATCCCAAGGTGTTCTTGAATGGCCCTTTTCTCATGGGGTTCACTTCGTCCTTTCGGATGGGAGACATTCTGCGCTATTCGTTCAAACCCCCCGAGCGCCAAGTAGATACCAATGCCTATATGCGCACAACATTTATCGATGCTGTACGCGCTGCATTGGGCGAAGGGGGCTATCGACGCAAGGTGAATGAAGAGGAGCGGGGCGGGGGGTTCCTGGTGGGATACGAGGGCAGGCTTTTTGAAGTCTGTTGCGATTTTCAAGTGGGTGAGCCCCAAGACCCATATCAAGCCGTAGGGTGCGGTGGGGCCACGGCTCGGGGAGCAATGTTCGCCCAGATGCCCTACGACATTCCCCCGAGATCCATGATACATACCGCGCTTTCAGCAGCCGAAAGGTGTTCGGCGGGGGTGCGCCGCCCATTTCGCATTCTGCATCAGGGGGTAAAGTGATCCCAGAGAAAGAACTACGCGCCCTCAGAAAGCGGTGGGAGCAATGGAAACGCGCCACGGCAGAAAAGGGATGTCATAGATTCGTGCCCGTGGATCCTACCGACGTGGTAAGAATGCTTGACCATATCGATGAACTTGACAATACGATCAAAGAGGCCCTCAAAGCAAACGCCAATCTCATGGAAGAGTACCAGGCACTTGTACGCAACTCGGCGATTGAGCGCAAGGAAGCCCGCTCAAAAGCAAAGAGCGCTTACAGGAAGGCCATAGGGAACTTAATAGGAGTATATCAAGTGGAAGCGACGATCATACTGTCAGCCGCAACGCTATGCCTTCAACTGGCTACGTTTGCCCTTGTGATAGGGCTGTGGTGGAAGACCCCGCACGCATAGAATGGGCAACGCTCAACGATTAGACCGGGCTACGCCACGAATGACCACATTTGAGGAGGCAAACATGGGTTATACCCCACCGACACCAGAAGAACAGATAGCGAATATGGTTGAAGACTTCTGGGAAGAGCGCACCACCCTGCGGGACCGCTTCGCCATGGCTGCGCTACAGGGGATGCTTTTGGTCGTGGTGGGCGAAGAGCCCGCGAGCTGGCAACGCTTCGAGGATGCCGCGACTTCGGCCTATTACTACGCAGACGCGATGCTGAAAGCGAGGGAAGAATGAGCATGGAGAATGATATTAGGAGGCATTTCGAGGCCCTCACTTGGGGTGTGGAGTTCAAGGATGAGGTCGTCGAGGGGGAGAAGTGGCGTAGGGTAGTGGTGACGGCAGGCCCCGCGTGCGTGGTGGTGCGATATAACCCCGAGTTGATTGACCCCGACAATCCATGCGCGGTCAGTGTCTTCCTACAGGATATCGGGGCGAAGTTCGTCCAATTGATGGAAGAGGCAGACTGCAAAATCAAGGAGGCCCCATGCAAAACCTGATCAAGCAGATGAGGGAGGCGGCTGTGGTCATAGGGCGAGAGCCCCACCCCATGCCCTTCAATGACAGGGTAAGGCTGTATGATGAGGTAGTCACCCCCGAGAACGTGCTCCGTCTCCTGGACGCGCTGGAGAAGAGAACCAAGGCGTTGGAGAAGATAGCCGAGGTAAGCGACCCCGAGGACATAGACCCGGAATGGATTATATCGGCCCTGGAGGACAATTGACCGCAACCAAGCCCATCCCCCCGCCCCCCGGGTCTGTCATTCGGTGGCTGAAGTGCCCCAAATGCGGGGCGACCGGGAAGGACAGCCGTGCAGGGGATGCCGGGTTCTGGGGGGTGATCTGCCTGTGTACCCTTGAGGGGGTGAAGATGGGCGTCACGAGCACGAGGAGGGTCTGATGGACAATTTTATCACATCATTCGGGGACGTTATGGATCTCGATGACCCCGAGACGTATCGGCAAGACAGGTGGGAGACGGACAAGCGTGTATGTGACCTACGGAAATGGCTTTGGGAAGAAATTGGCATATCGCTTGTCTATATGGATTACCTACACCCCGGCGATTACTTCGGACAACGGGAGCGGGTGGTTGAATGGGCCAAAGACTTTGCCGAAAACTTCTGGACAGCATGTGAAGACAACACAGAGAATCGCCTATGGTGGCGAAAGCGTGTTTACCGTTTCTTGGACGAAATCGAGAATCAGTGTTAGGAGGAAGGATGGACGAGAAGACCGTGCCCTGTGAAGATTGCGGGAAGCCAATCAGGATGGGCGTACTGACGGACGGCATAGCCATGACGTTAAAAGACGGGCGGGGAATCAACCTTTGCCACAGATGCAGCAGTCTCCGGCAAGGGTTCAGCCCCGAAGACATTGATGCTGTGTATAAGCCATAGACGAGAGTTACAGACTGTAAGACCAGCCTAAGTATCCACGCCTAAAATCCCGTCTAATATAGAAACATTAGGCGGGGGATCTATATTGCCCACATGGAGAAGCAAGCAAGCGACCTCCGGGGCTCTCATGCCCAAGGCCCATTCCCCCACCTTCCCCCCCTCGCAACTCAAGTCCATGGGCGGATACACTGGACGGCTTCTAAACCTTGCTCAGTTCTTCGCTGCTCAATCCACGACGTTCGGTGAAGAGGAGCCCCTGCAAGACCCATTCAAGCAGCTCGCCGCAGTCTACGCTTGCGTCATGGCGAGGGCTCGCCCGCTAGCAATGGTTCCCCTCAAACTCTACCGGTCCAAGGAAGTGGACGGGGAGAAGGTATACGAGGAAATTGAGAACCATCCCCTTGCGCAGGTTCTGTACTCGCCTAACCCCCACACAAGCCGCTACCAACTCATTGAATCGTGGGAGCAGTCCATCTGCGTCACGGGGAAGAACTTCGTGTTCCTTGACCGGGCAGGCTACACCGACGTTCCGAAAGAGATGTGGCCCCTGCCTGCGGACAGGATGTCGCCCGTCTGCGATTCCAAGGGCCTGCCGACAGCATGGAAGTACACCCCGGGCGGCACGAAGAAGCCCCAGATTTACCCCCTACACCAAATCATCTACGAGAAGCTCTGGGATCCGGACAACCCGATCAACGGGCTTTCCCCTTTGGTCTCAGCGAATATCGTCACGAAGTCCGAATGGGCGGCTCTGCAATTCAATTACTTCTTCCTCATGCGGGGCTGTGAGCCAGGGGGTAGATACCAACTGGAGGGGTCGCCTTCACAGGATCAACTCATATCCCTTGAACGAGAGGACAGGGACAAGTATCAAGGGCCGCACAATGTGGGAAAAACGAGGCTCGACTTTGGTGGGGCGGAATGGAAGCCCTACCCCATACCCCAGCGGGACATGCAGTTCCAAGACGCCCGCGAGATGAACCTTCGGGACATCATGATGGCGTTCGGGGTCATGAAGATCAACTTGGGGCTGGAAGAGCGATTCTCCCAATCCAGGGAAAAGAAAAAGATGTTCTGGCATAACACCCTCATTCCAAGGGTGAGGGGGATAGAGGACTCACTATTCAACTCTCTGACCAAGCACATCGACGGGGGGCAGTACGAGCTTCTGTTTGATCTGAATTCGGTCGAAGCCCTGCTTGACGACATATCAGAGAAGTCCAAGACCGCAGTGGAACTGGTCAAGGGCGGGGTGCCGTGGTCAGAGGCCAACCGGCTTCTGGATCTGGGCCTGGAGGAGTTCGAGGGGTGGGATCAGCCCTACTCTTTGAAACCCTCAGCCCCGGCCCTGCCTGCCCCAGAAGAGGAAGCCCCCCCTGAGAAGGCGGCAGAGAAGGCCCCCAAGGGCGAAGAGATCATCTTTGAAGAGATCGACCCGGCAGATGCCGAGTATAACGCCAAATGGGATAGGGACGTATTAACCCCCCAGGAGAAGAAGTTTCAAGCCAAAATGTCCCGGTTCTTCATGGAGCACCGTAACGAGGTCTTAGACAACTTTGCCAAGTCCACCAAATGGGATGGGAAGGCACTCCCCCCAAGATCCTGGCGAATCGAGATGGAGAAAGCCGGGATGGACCTCCCCCCCATGTCGGAATACAAAGAGGAGCAGCAAGTCACCCTGAGCATTGACGCCCTGCTTCCCGATGAGGAGGACTCGATAGCCACACTGGACAAGTATACCAGACCCCTATACGAGGAGTCGCTACTCAAGGGGTCAGGGGCTCGGGCCATCGGGCTGGGGACAGAGCAGCAAATCACCCAGATCACCGATGAACTATCCAAGTGGATCGACAAGATGTGCATTGACAAGAACATGACGGCGGTGAATGACACGCTCAGGGACGCCCTCAGAGAGACTATATCTGATGGGATCAAGCAGAGGGAGACCCTGCAAGAGATCGCGGCGCGGATCAAGCACATCCACAAGAACGCGAAGAACCGTTCGCTCACCATAGCCAGGACGGAAGTGGGCAGGGCGGCAAATCACGGGTCATACGAAGAGTCGAAGGAATCGGGGATAGTCGAGGGGCACGTCTGGATCACGGGCGGCTTCAACATCCGGGATTCCCACCAGTCCCAACACGGACAGTACCGGGACATCGGCCAGGTATTCAGCAACGGGCTGATGTACCCCAACGACCCGAATGGCTCAGCAGGAGAGACCGTTAACTGTTTCCCTGGGGACATGGCGGTATCGGCCACGGACATTGAAGCCGTGTTTCGAATGCCCTATGAGGGGGAATTGGTATCAATCAAAACGGCCAGTGGCTTCGATCTTACCGGAACCCCGAATCACCCAATACTGACCGAGCGCGGATGGGTCGCCCTTGGCCTTCTCAACGAGGGCGACAAGGTGCTCTGCGCTAATATCGGCCAGAACATTCTTGAGGGACAGGCGCAGGTAGATGACAGCCCAACCCCGCTTACAGAGATATTCGATGCGCTTAGCGGTGGTGGGATGAGCCAACGGATTGCCATGGCCCCGTTCGACTTCTACGGCGACGGGGGGCACGGCGAGGTCGATATTGTATGGGCCGAAGGGGAATTGGGGAATCGCCCCATTACCAAGCATCACTCCCACTTCCGGCTCGAAGCGCCCCACCTTGGATTGGGTGCGGAACTTGGTGATGGCCCTGAGCCTCAATTCCTGTGGCGAGGAGGGACACCCTCGCCTAGCCCTGTTCGCGTTTTCGGTCAGGGCCTTGCGGATCATGGGATGTGTGCCGACATGACGTTGCAGTGCGGCAGAACCACGTCCCCGGGGTTCGATGCCAGCACGGGACAATCGCAATCGGATGGTGGGGCGACCGACCCCGTACTCGAAGGACAGGGATTGCTCCGATTGTCCAACAACGTATTTGCGGACAATATCACGATCATCCGCAGGAGTAAGACTACATCGACTCATGTTTATACCCTCCAAACTTCTACTGGATTGTATCAGACACAGGGCATTCTGTCAAGGAATTGCAAGTGCAATCTACGGGAGAGGTTAAGCAAGTGACCAAGACCATGGACGAGCCCCTGTTTATGACCCCGATGTGGGAGACGTTCCTTGAACTCACTGCGGGTGAGACGTGGAAGTTCACCCCTCGGGAACGGGCTTGTCTACAGTCATGGCGGGAATCTGTACAGAACTATGATTGGTTTTTGGAAGCCTTAGATGATGGATGCGAAGTGGATTAACGTACAGGTCAAGGCGGTAGACGCTGAGACCAGGACCATGGAGGGCATGGCTTCGACCCAATCCCCAGACTACGGGGGGGACGTTGTGTTATCTTCTGCATGGAAAGCATCCCTCAGACAGTGGAAGAAACTGAAGAGCCGCCCCAAGTTCCTGGCCTACCACAAGCATTCCACCATGGACGGCCACTCCCCGGTCATCGGGAAGATCCTTGAAATGAGGATTACCGAAGACGGGCTGTGGTTCAAGGCGTGGTTTGCCGAGACGGAACTGGGCGAGGAGCACCTGTATCTGTACTCCAAGGGGGCGATGGACGCCTTCTCTGTGGGGTTCATGCCCATGGAGGTGGAACACGACGGGGAGAAGATCGCCAAACTTCTGAAGAAGAACGAGATCGAAGCGGCTGAGGGTGCCGTGGAAAGGGTCATCACTCAGGCCCACCTTCTGGAGGTGTCCTGCGTGGTGGTTGGAATGAACATGGAAGCCCTTGTCTCGGCCTCTGCGGAGGATGAGTCGGTAGCCAAGACCCTCGATAGGTTGGAGAGAATGGCCGGCCTGGAGGTCACAGACGGGTTGACGGTGAACTACCTCAGGGTGGAGGGGACACCGGACGACACAGCCCCAGTAACCACGGAAGGCGAATGGATCATCAATACTGACTCGTTCGACTTCGAGGACACGGAGGACATCAAGGAACTGGGCCCCGCCGATGAGGAGCCCGAATACGACGATGACCCCCTTGGCCCCGTGAATGCTGTCGAGGTAAGCGTCAAGATCAACCCCGAAGGGACGATC